CTCCACCAAAAGAACCAATACAGGGTCGCTACGCAATGGTGTCAAAGTACATGCCACAGTTCCAGGAACTTGCACGTACAGAAGATGTACCGCAGTCTTTTAAAATTTTTATGCGATACGTTGAAGCAGCGAATCGTATGGGTGACTAATGCAGATTGCTAGAGACGTAGCCGCTTTTGTAAATGTCTTTGGAGTAAAAGACCCAGATTTTATTGTCACTATGGCAACGGTACCTTGGGCTTCTGAAGATGAACGCAATGGTTTTATTAATGAAATTGTTGAAATGAACAATGGTTCTCTTTTCCATGACACAGAAAGTGGTAATGAATAATGTCACTTTTTGATTTAACAGCACCTAAAAAACCTAGCAATGCACAAAAACTTATTACTGCTGCAGCAAATTGGGCTACTGGTATTGGTGGCGGATTAGTTGGTGGATATGCTTCGCAAAGAGTTGGAACAACTTTAGCAGCAAGTGGCAGAGTTGATGATGAAACACTTAACGCTTTAACACTTCAGGCTCAAGCCCTTACTGATGCTTCACCAGAAAAAGCATTAAATGCTCTTGCTGCACCTTATCGTGTTCTTGTAGCACGCCCACTATCAACAGCCTTTCTTGCATCTAACCGCAAGTACCAGCAAGATGTAACACAGCAACAATCTACCGAAGGTTTTATTCCAGCGGTTGATATTGCTTTATCAGCAATTCAAAATCCTGAAGCATGGCGCAAGGCTTGGCTTGATGCACGACACGTATCACCAGGTCAGGCTATTGTTGGTTATGCTGGTGATAACATTGATGGTACACAGGCTACGGATAAAATTGACTGGACAAACAAAGAACAAGTTGATGTTTACTTTAGCCAACTAAAGGGATTAAAATACGTATCTGGCGGAATTGACTTTGCTCTAAACGTTGTTGGTGACCCAATAGTTCTTGCAGGTGCAGGTGCAGGTACTCTTACACGTAAACTTATTACTGTTCCAGTTACTAATAAAAACATTGTTAAAACTGTTTCAAATATTGATGATGCTGTTGCTGGTAAACCATCTCCATGGAATGTGCAGTTTGGTTACTATAAAGAAAATGCTGATAACCTTGATGCTATTCTCGCACATACAACAGTTGCAGGTAACGTACCTCTAGGTAATCAAATTCAAAAGGCTGCAAAAATTGCCGTTGAAACTGGAGACAATACCAAACTTGGTGAAGTGTTAAAAGTTGCCGTAGGTGATAGCAAAACCATTGATGAACTTATTTACTCTGACTATCTTCTATCTGCAGACGAAGCAATTCTTCTTAAAGAGACTGAATCAATTTTAAATACTGTAAAGTATCTTGATGAGGTAAGTCCAATTACTGGCACCGAGAGTGCAATGTTGTTGAAACTACAGCGTGATATTGCTGCAAAGCATTTTGAAAGAATCAGTGCCGATGCTGCGGATGCCACAACACAATACAACATTACTAGTGAAATTATTAAAGAAACACCAGTTGGTTCAATAGCACGTCAGACTACTTCGCCTTTTGGTGTCATAGAAAGTATGCGTGCAAAGGCTGCTTTAACTTACTCAAATCAATATTGGGGAATTACAGAAGAAACTGGTCGTTTTTCAAAGGTAGCCCACGCACCATCAAAGTTCTTCCATTACTTAAGTCCATCAGCACGCTTAAAAGAAGTACCTGCAGGTCATACACCACTTGGTGGTATTGCTGGTGACAGTTCTGCTCTTGAGTATGCTGCACGTGTACGTCAATGGGGTGCTTTGACTGGTAAGTCTGGCAAAATTCAAAAGAAATATTCAGATTTATACGGCACCTTGCAGACAAAAACTTCACGCTTCCAGCATTTAGAAAAATGGGACGAAAAGGCAATGAAAGATGTTGTCGTTTCTCGCATGGCAGATGAAATTACTTCACCTTTACGTAAATCAATTATTGCCGAAGTCGGTTCAGTATTTGCCAAGACCAGTGTTACACGTCGTGAGCGTTTAATTAAAGAAGTAGTTGAAAGTAACTACACCATCAATGATGGTATTGGCGGAACTGTACTAATTAAACTTGTACAAGACACCGTTGAGGAATCTGCACTACAGATTGCTAAATCAAAGCGTGGTGCTTCCGCTAAACCAACTGCAGATGATATTGCTCAGGCTAAAGCAGCCCTTTTAGATTCTTATTCTAAAGTTCCAGTACGTTCATCCCAAGTTCCTGGTGCACACTTTGGTATTAACCTTGTAGAATTTGATAATGCTATTGCTGAAAATGCCAGTCGCATTAAATTAATTGTTGATGAGATTGAACTTGCAATTCAACTAGACCCAAGTCTTTTAAAGAACAACAACTGGGCAAACTTAATTAAACAGGCTTCTGAAGATGTTTTAAAAGCAGAAACCATCACCGAAAGAGTTACAACATCTGGTGCTCGCATAGCAAAAGATAATTCTCTTAAACTTCTTGATGTAATTTATAGTGATATTTGGAAGCCAACAACTCTGGCTAGTTTCCATTACACGACACGTAACCTAGCCGAAGGCGGAGGTCGCTCTGTTGCTGTTGCATTAGAAGTATCACGTGATTTTGATATTCCAGTAACGCAAATTCTACGCTCCTCATACTCTGAGGGTGTAGCAAGTCGTGTATTTAAAAATATTGACGTTCGTGCAGAAGCAAAAAGCAAGCGTATTCAAATTAAATTTCTTGAAAAAAATATTGGCAAAGAAATTGTTGCTAAGAATGGTGCAATAGTTGAAGCACTATACCAAAGCAACGACTCAGCGCTTGCTGCGCTTGGTGAAACTTTAGTTCAGGCTGACGATATTGCTAGAATTTACAGCAACTCAGTGTTACACAAAGATGTTGTTGACTTTGCACGTAACTTAAGTTACCGTTTATCAACTGCAAAAGACCGTTCTTCAAATATTAACACCCAACTTTACACACATCTTGTAAACAATGACGTTGATGCTGCCTGGGAAGTCATTGCTTCCGCTGGTGAAGAGTACACAATCCGCACACTTGGTGCATTCCAGGGACGTTTGCGTAAAGAACGTGTAGAAATTAATAGAATCATAAGTAGCCCTGCCTTTGCGTCCATGCCAGCAGGTATGCAAGACTCCTTAAAGAACATGGGCGAGATGCTTAAGGCTACTGATATATCCTTACAAGCAGTTGCAGTCGCAGCCGTTGGTAAAGCAGGAATGCGAAACAAACTTGAAGGTTTAATTAGTGGCGTTAACATAACACGCAATATTGAACGTTCAGCCGAAGGTGAATTTGAATTATTCCCTGGCTCAGGACTTATGACTTCCGATGCTTTTGCTGGTGCACTTGGTGCAATCATGCGTAAAGAGTCAAGTGCTTCCGCATCTGGTGCCTCCATTGTTCTAGATATTAACCGTGGAACTATGGGTGTTTTAGTTAACGGTAAAGTCAGGCGTGGAATTGTACGTCCTTACGACGATAAAGGACGCATTAACATTGAGTGGGCTGGTAATGCTTCAGACTACGCCAACCGCCAGATGTTTGATGAGTCAACACGCCGTCTTGCAATGATTGATGTCAAGAATGGTGAAAGCATTGACACTGTTGTTACATGGGCTAAGTCACGTAATCCTGATGCCATTGCTTGGCGCAAAGAACTTGAACATGAAATTGAAAGCATTGGCAATACAAGTCCAGACCCTATCGCAGAAATCATTGTGCGTAACGCACAGTTTGTTGAAGGTACTCTGCCAATGTACAGTGCTGATGGAAACGTTATTTCTCCTTTACTTAATGAAGCAGGAGAACCTATACTTACTGAGGCTGGTAAACTAATACCAGGAACTAACATTGTTGCTGAAGAATCAGGTCTACTTGTTCCAGGTCTTCGTATTAAAGCGCTTGAAGGTAAGTTAACTCCAGAAGACATGATGCTTATTCCTGAGCGTCAACGTGCATCGGTTAATGGTGCCACAGTTGAACGCAACAATGGCAATCTATGGCGGCGTGGTGTGCAAACAATGTTCAAGTGGATTGGTTCACTTCCTGAAGATACCTTTATTCGTCATCCGTTCTACCGAATGATGTTCCAAACCGAACAGCGCCGTATTGCTGGTTTGTGGAAAACACAGGGACGTTCAAATGACTATATTGATGCCCACCTAGATGAGTTAAGAGATTCAGCACATCGCTTTGCATACAAGCAAACGATGGAACGCTTATACTCTGTACAGCGTAAGACTAATCCAGCACATGCACTGCGCTTTGCATCACCATTCTACATGGCTAAGCAGAATTCAAATCGTTTTTGGTTTGGATATTCAATGCGTAACCCACAATTCATTGGTCGCTACCTACAATTCTGGTCAGCACCACAAAAGATGTTTGATGTTGAGAACGAAAATGGTCAAGATGTTGGTACACCTAATCCATTCTTCTCAGAAGGTATTGCTGCTAAGGTAACAATCCCTAATTTACTTGCTGATATGATGGGAATTCCACCAGACCAACGCTTTTCAACACAGTTGAGCAGTTGGGACTTGATTAACAACGGTTACATGCCATTCGTTCCAGAAGGTGGCGGTGGTGTGTTTGACGTTAGCATCTCCTGGTTATTCAACAAGGCTTCTGGCAAAGCGTACGACCCAGAACTATTACTAACTAAGTTTGGAATGGACCCAGAGTTAGTTCGCAAGTTAATTGCACCGTATGCTAATGCTTCAACAAACATTAGTGAACGTGACCAACTACTTAACTTCCTAATTACACCTAACTCATGGATGCGTTCTGGTCTAGCAGCAGCATCTGGTGCACCTGTTATCGGTGGCATTGCTGGCTTTGTTGACCCTAAGGCTAGTGAGCGTTTAGTAAATCGTACTATCAAGAACTACAAGTACCTTTACGAGCAATACCTAAATGAACAAGAGTACAATGTTGCCATTGATGAGAAGCAACAAAACGATGAACTTCAGGCTTTGTGGGCAGAGGCTAACTCAATGGCTATCAATGAGTTCCTTTGGGAAGGTTTCTTACAGGCTGCTCCAGGTATTGGTAGTGTAAAGATTGAAATGTATGCTGACCGCAAGGCTGCCGAACTTCGTGAATACGAACAACGTTGGGGTCAAGACGAGGGTATGACTCGCTTTGTGCAAGACAATACAAAGATGACACTTGATGGTGAAGTAACATCCTATGGTGAATATACCTACATCACAGCCAAGGCTGGTGGTGCAGACAATAACAAGTTTGGTGTGTTTGCCAGTCCGCAGACAATGCGTAACATTGAACAAAACCGTGAACTTTGGAACGACCTTTCACGTATCACTGGTGGACCTGATGGAACTCCAGACGGAAAGATTCTTGGTTCTTTGTTTAACGTTGGTGACAGACAGAAAGACTTCTCTGCCACAGTAAACAATAAACTGTACAAAGAGGGAATTAAACAAAAGGTTCCTCAATCAGAACAAGCAACCATTGCAATCGCCGTTGATACTGGTAACAGTGAATACTTTGCCATGCTTGATGGCTTTGATGCTGAAGCAGAGTCACTAGGAATTGTTCCTGGTTCCGATGCTTTTAACTCAAAGTACGGTAAAGATATTGATGATGCCGAGAAAGCATTGGGCGATAGAAACCCTATCTGGTTTAGAAACAGTGGAAGCATTAACCTTCTAAAGGCTGACAATAACGTTAAGACAATTCTGAATGCACTTGGCGATGAGAAGTTTATGTCAACTGTTGGAAAGAAGAGTCCAGTCGTTCAAGGTCTTGCAATGTACATGAATGGTCGCTCAAAGATTGTTGAAAGTAGATTGCAGTTATCTGAAGAAAGCAAGAATCCACTAGCAACAAACATCTATAGGACAAAGAAGTTCACTGGAATTGTTGCTGAAAAAGAAGCATTGGCGCAGAGTGTTATTGCTGAGTACCCTGAATTTGCCCCTTTCTATAACTACTACTTAAAGCGTGATGCACTATACACAGACGGCTTTATTGCGGAGATTAAATAATGGCTACCATTAGAACCGAAGTTACTACTGACCCACAAGATTTAGACAATAATGGTACCGTAACTCAATCTGAAAAGAATCGTTACCGTAAGGGTGAGCGCAAAGCACCTGGTGGTGGAACTACTGGTGGTGGTACAGGTACTACAGGTACCACTGGACCAACGGGTCCTGCTGTTGTTAAGCCTACGCTTCCTGCTGGAACAACTGGACGTAAGATTGAAGATACCGATATTCTCTGGGGAACTGGAGAATACGGCGGTGTAGTTAGTTATAAGTCTAAGGGTGCTGCCGAAAACTACCTAACAAAAGATGCTCCAGAGTATGAAACTATTAAAGCAAGTTACGATGCTTGGGGTAAATCAGTTTATGGTTCACGCACAAGTCTTGCTGGTTTCTGGAAAAAAGTAGTTGGCGCCGCACAATCAACTGCCACAACTCCATGGGCTGTTCTTTCCAGTTATAACTCTCAGTTTCCTGGTGGTTCACTAGATGGTACAACTTCTCCAGTTGGTACAGAAACAGGTGCAGCAAAGTTTGTTGGTACTAGTCGTTCTGACTTAGATTACTTTATTGATTCAACAATTCAGGCTGCGTTTAATCGTCCTGCCACAGCGCAAGAAAAAGATATGTTTGCTAAGCAGTATTCTGCTGGTGAAAAACTTGCAAACAAGCAAGCACGTACTGGTAAAGGTCCTGGTTGGTCTAAAGATAAATACACCAAGGATTTCTTAACTAACAGTTTACGTTCATCTTTAGGTGTTGAGCCTGATGCACAATTACTTGGTGATGCTGGTGGTATTCAAGACCAGTTAGAACAATATGCTGCAGATATGGGTTTAACTAAAACTCTTCGTGGTATTAATAGCGACGTAATTCGTGTAATGCAAGGTGAAAATATTAATGATGTTATGCGTAGTTATAAGGACGAAGCAATCATTATGTTTAAACCATTGGCTGACCGCTTAAGGGCTGACAACCCAGCAAACTTAAAACAAGGACTTAAGGTTAAGGACATTCTTAGCCCTTACACTTCATTCATTGAAGACCTTACAGATAAAGTTCGTGGCTCAGTAAAACTTACTGACAGCATTGTCCAAAAAATTATTAGTTCTGATATTCTTCCAGATATGGGAACTGTTAATCAATGGGTTCGTGATACTGATGATTTCGCTAAGTCAACAACGGCAAAGAAAGAAGCGCAAGACTTGGGAGTTTCTTTCCTTAAGGCTTTTGGATGGGGTAATAAATAATGGCTGATGGTTTTGAATATAACATTGATGTTTTCAAAAGCGTCCTTAGTTTAATGTTTGATGTTGAAGCACCAGAAAATCAGGCTTGGATTACTGCCGCTTTTAACTGGGCTAAGCCAAAGGTTGATGCTGGTGTTAGCGATGCTCTTATTCCTGACATGCTACTAAAGTCTAACGCTGCTAAAGAACCAGCAATGAAACCTTTCTATGACCGTTTTTCTTCTATGATTGCAGCCAATGAACGTGCCAAGGCAGCCAACAAAGAAACACCTTACGATACTATTTCAAACTATGTTCAAGCAGAACGTGACTACACCAAGGCTGTTAAGACACGCACAGGATTTGATGAGTTTACTAGCATTGACAATATAAAGAAATTTATTGACAATGACCTTTCTGTTCAAGAGGTAACTGACCGCATTGACAATGCGTTCTACGCTGTACGTAATGCTGATGAAACCTTGAAGAATGAAATTAAGAAGATGTTCCCTTCTGCTACCGATGCAGACCTGGCTAAAACTCTTGTAACTGGAAATGTTGATGCTTTGACTGGTGCTCAAAAGATTGCTCAAGCAGGTATCCAGGCTGCCGCAACAACCATTGGTTACGGTGGTATTGCTTCTAATGTATCTGACTTGCAGAAGCAAGGTGTGACACGTGAGACAGCCCTAAAGGGATTCCAGCAGGTTGCTCGTGAACGTGGCGGAATCCAACAAGCATCTCGTATGTTCGGTGGTACTGGACCAACACAGGCTGAACTAGAAGCAGAAGCATTGACTGGTGCAGAATCAACATCAGCCAAGCGTCTTCGTTCACAGGCTCGTGCACAGTTTGGTGGTTCCTCTGGAATCGTTACTGGTTCGCTAGGTCGCAAGAAGCAAGTATAAAACTCTCGGTGGATTGACCGCCCCCACTGAGTAAAAGAGCGGTAGTACATACCAACCTACATACCCCTGTGTAGGAGTGAGACATGTACGAACAACAACTAATGTAAGGGAGATAGTTGCGATGAGCAACAATAATCAAGACTGGGACGATGACTTTGAGTTTGAGGACTTTGATGATGCACCACAACGTGGTTCATCTGATGATGTGCTCAAGAAAGTCCGACGTGCCGAACGTGCAAAAGACAAACAACTCAAAGAGTTGCAATCCGAACTGGAAGCATTGCGCAAGTTCCAACGGGAAGCAACAATTAGCCAAGTCTTGGCGGAGAAAGGTGTCAACCCAAAGGTTGCCAGATTCATTCCAGCAGATATTGAAATGTCCTCGGACAGCATCAGTAACTGGCTGACTGACAATGGTGAACTATTTGGTGTTGCTGCACCTACACAACAAAACGCAGTTGATGTCAATGACATGGCTGCATTGCGTCAAATAGATGCAGTAACATCTGGTGCTATTTCTCCAGATGACGTGAATGATGCTTTCAACATCATGAACAACGCTGGCTCTGCGGAGGAGTTACTTAACTTCCTCTACAGTCAAGGCGCAGAATAAATCGCAAATAATCTAACCCCTAAGGAAATATACTATGCCGAATACAGGCTTATCAGGTGGTAGTGCAGCAACTAACGGTGGTCTTGGTGGTGGCGCTTACGCTTCCGCTAACAACGTTGGTGCTTTTACTCCATCAAACGCCGCAGGTCTAGTTCAGAAGGCTTACGACCGCCTTGTTGAATTTGAACTACGTGCAACCCCATTGCTACGTTCCGTAGCGGACAAGAAGCCAGCACGTCAGGCAATGCCTGGTTCAAGTGTTGCGCTACAAATCTACAACGACATGGCTATTGCTAACACTGCATTGTCAGAAGATGTAGACCCAGCAGCAGTATCACTTGCTACTCCAGACATCGTGAACGTAACTCTAAATGAGTACGGTAACGCAACTGTAGTAACTCGCAAGTTGCAGTTGCTATCTCTTGCAGACGTTGACCCTGCTGTTGCAAATATCATTGCATTCAACATGGCTGACAGCATTGATGACCTTGCTCAGACTGCCCTACTTGCTGGTACTAACGTACTTTACGCAACTGGTGGTTCAACTGTAGCAACAACAACCTCAGGTATCACTTCAGATGACACAATCACTGCAGCAGATATCCGCAAGGCTGTTGCTAAGTTGCGCACGAACAAGGCTAGTGGACGTAAGGGTTCAATGTACTGGTGTGGTATTCACCCAGAAGTTTCACATGACCTTCGCTCACAGGCTGGTTCAGCCAACTGGCGTTTGCCACACGAGTACTCCGCAGCAGAGAACATCTGGGCTGGAGAAATCGGAAACTTTGAAGGTGCTTACTTCATTGAATCCCCTCGTCTAAAGAAGGGCAATGACGGTGCTTCAAGCATTCCTGTCTACCGCACCTTCCTTGCAGGACAGCAAGCACTTGCTGAGGCTGTAGCCGAAGAACCACACGTGGTTATTGGTCCAGTCGTTGACAAGTTGATGCGTCAGCGTCCAATCGGTTGGTACGGTGTTCTAGGACACGCAGTATACCGTCAGGAAGCACTATACCGCATTGAGTCATCCTCAAGCATTGCATAATTAGCAACGCTAATCTCATCCCCAGGTCATATAACGGTCCTGGGGGTGGGGTTATGTTTCTAACATAGAAGGAAAACATAATGGCTTATCTATTCGCACCACCTACGGTGGACCAAGGACCTGCTGGTGGACACTGGCTGTTCTGGCGGTATAACCTAAAGCGTGGTATCACGGTTTACAAAATAGGTAATACCTACTACGAAGAGCAGTACCCATC